TCGCCAGAAACCACACTGCGGTCGCCGGGAGACTGGAAGTCAGCAGCGGAGAACAAAGTACCTGTTGAACCACCAGCAGTGCTGTTGCTCACCAAGAAAGCGCCGCCAACAGTTTGGGTGGAGGTGATTGAGAACGAAGCTGGGCTTGCAGTGTTGGTCACAACCGAGGGGTTGGCGTTGGTTGCAGCGGTAAATGTGGCAGCAGGGCGAGTACCGGAGTAAGGGGTAACCTCAGTCCAACCAGCGTGAGATGACATGGTGTCACCAGCGGCAGGGGTGTTAGAAGCGCCAGCGCCGTACAGGCCAATGTACCAAGATGTGATCTGAGCCGTGCTGGTCAAAGCTGTGCCAGCCATGTACTGAAGACCAACGTTTACCACGAGGTTGCTTTCTTCAGCAGACCACTTAAGGATGCCGTCCTTGTCATAGCATTCCATGAGGAAGCGACCTGTGGCTTTAGCCACTTCAGTGTTTTTAGTGCCAGCAACCAAACCGCTATTCACGGCATCAGAGGCTTTTGCAATTTCATTTGACATGATATTTCCTTAATTTGAAGAGCGAATTAACGCGGTTGTTGCCGTATTAAATAGCATTGTACTAAGAAATACGAAGAATTGCGGTGCTATTTGTGGCAGTTGGAAACTGCACAACAAACGTACTAGCAGAAGTTTTATCTGAGCCAAAGTCTAGCACGCAAACAGACGCCGTACTACCCCCGCCCAAGTCCTTATAAATCAATGCGCCTCGGGCAGTGATAACGCCTGTCCAAGTCACATTGGCAAAAGACCAAAAAGCCGCAGCCGTTGAACCTGTTTGATTAGCCAACGTAGGCACTTGGGTGATTGTTAGTGTAGACCCGCCAGCCACATAACTACCACCAGAGGCTTCGCCAGATGTTGTATATGCCGTTGTGTCAGGGCCAAGATTGGCCGCCCCTGTGTACAAAGCAATCTTGTAAGAAGTGTCCGCAATGTTACTAAAGCTGAACGAGCCATTAGCCAGTCCGACTTTAAACGAGTTAGTAGCGCCTTGGGTCAACGACATATCAAGTTACCGCCTGTCTAAATTGACCAGAGCGATAAGCGTCTTGACGCTCCATACCATCGCCCAAACGCTTGGCCAACATTAGTGCTTCTTGGTACTTGGTGTTGTACAACTGCAACATGTCGGCCTCGCCTTTCATGTAGGTGTAAGCCTCAACCAAAGAACCATACAAAAGCACAGAGTCAAAGTTATCCCCCAGCCATGATGTGCTGGCTGTTGTGATTGATTCTGGATAGTAGTAATAGTGCAACTCAACACCATACACCGCATCGGGCGTTGGACCCAAAATAAATGTTAGCTCGTCTGAGTTTGCTGTAGCGGGGCCAAAAATACCGTAGTACCGCGGCAACCCTGTCTCTGTTGGCAAAGGGTATGCTTGGCGAATAAAGTTGACGTCTTTGTTTAACAAATACTCATACGCGCCTGTACCGTCAATCACTGCCATTGAGTATGTGGCAAGAAAATCTCCGGGGCATGACAAGTATTTATTGTTTGTCGACGTAGTGCCCGTAACGTTCTTGCGAAGCGAAGGGAACTGAACGGTGTTGTAAATACGCTGCTCAGCCTGCTGAACGAACACGGGTATCTCAGCAATAAAGTTCGCTTCGGTGTTTTCCGTATACGCCTGAATAGCGCTGCTGAGTTGCGTATAGTTCATGCCATTGGTCCGCGAGCCATGACACCTTTAGTCGCAGCGCCAGTGCCGCGAATCTTAATGCCAGAAGTTTTAACACCGGGGTAGGGGTTGCTACGCTCGTTAGCCACAGATGTATTGGCTTTCAACGCCTCTTTGACAGGCATCTCACCAACAACTACGCTGGGAACAATTTTGGGTTGGCGGTAAACTTTTGTTGTAGCCATATTAACCTCCACGACCAACAGAACGCTGGTTCATCACCTTGGCCATGTTGCGTCCATACTTAAGCATGTCGCTGTTGGTTTTGCCGCCAGCTTTGAGTTTAGTAGGCTTTTTACCGGGGTGCATGTGTTTCTCATGCTTGCCCACAGCAGACTTAATCATCTTCTTGTCTTGGGCTAAATCTTTCTTGTCCATTTCAGGCTCCTTATGTCGTTGCAATCGTTACTGTACCAACTTCTACGTTTAAAACCAAGTAATTTGGCGTCAAAGCTTCATCAAAAAATCTGGCCCCACCAACTGGGTTCCAGCCCCATTGAAACACTCGGCTACCGCCTTCTGGATAACCATCAGCATCTACTGCGGGGCTGTTGGTGTTTACAATTTGTAAGCCGCTCAATCCAGACTGATAATAACTGCGATCGGGGCGTGGATTCCTCAAACCTTGTGGGTCGTCAACAGGGTACATACCCAGTTGCAACTGTGGCTGATCGGGGTCCCAGCACTCAGGGCAAACCAACAAGTCGTAGTTCTTCGTCTTGATGATTTCTTTACGCAACACTTTTAACTTAAACCGTTGGTCACAACGGTCGCACTGCGCAATTGCCCATTTGCCAGAAGCAAACCGATTACCCATCAGGTGCCTCCAATGAACTGCTGACGTGGCACAAAGCGTACCGAGGCCTTCTCCCGATCTTCAGCTGCAGCCAACTCCCAAGCTTCATCGTACTGCTGCTTAAGCACAGGCAAGCGCTCCGCGCCCCCGGCGACCTTCAACGCCAAGTAGTAGGACAGGCCAGCGGCCATGCAAGGAATAAAACGGAACGGCACGTCCATCACGTTCACACCACCACCCGCATCCTGCGTGCGGCGCAGTCTCCAATACACAAACGTGTACTGCTGCGCGGAATCTGGGGTAGGCCAAACGGTAATGGCAGGCACTTGGGCCAGATAGACCGTAGCGCCGCTTGTGTGCGAAGCCGCAGTTGTGTCTTGTTGTCCACGGAAACAGCTATATAGGGTATTCCCTGATATGTATCCGTAGTTGATAATCTCGTTGTCGATCTTCACAAACCCAGCAGCTGGTAGGCCAATGACCGAGTTAAGTGTGATCTGCGTTACTGTGGACGTAATAGAGCCACTCAAAGTCAAGCCAGTCGGTGAATTTTGACCATCTAAACGCTGAATCCAGACCTGAATGGGTCGGGCTTGTTGAATCTTGTTGGGGATTGTGGCGTAGGTAGAAACACTAATACGCGTGATTGTCAGGTCAGCTTGGCTATTTTGAATGTTGGCTTGTGTACGGATCACATGCTCAAGCAAGTCAACGGTGTCGTACGGTAAAGCGTACGTGTTTTGGCCTTGAACAAGGGGAATCTCACCTTGCTCAATCGTCCACATATTGATGCCACGATTAGCCCAATCTGCAAACATGATGTTAAGGCTACGACGCGCAGTGCGCAGGTCATAACCAGTACGCAACTCGCTACCGGCGCGTTCAAACGCCTCTTCAACCAACTCGTCAAGTTGAAGATTGAAACTAGATGAGCCGGAAGTTGTTGCCATTATCTAAACCCTGCCGTTTTCTTCGCGATCGTTTTAGGTTGCTTTACGAATTGTTGTCCGGCTTTTTTGCCAGCACGTTTCGCACGCGTTGTCGCAGCGTACTCAGCAGAACTGAGACTTTTAATCGCAGCACTAGGAAGGTATCGCTCGCCCGTGTCAGAAGATTTTTTACCACTTTTGGTTCTCCATTTTTGGTCGCCCCAGTCCTTCAATGATTTCTGAGGTGCTTTCAATCTTTGTACCCTCCGCCAGCTTCCTTGTACTTCTTAGCTACAAGCTGAGCTTTACGGGCTGACCACTGACCTGCTCCAGTACCATGGGTTGCTGCGGCTTTTACTTGGGACACGATACGCTTGCGCAGACCGGGTTTTGTGTAGTTGCCAGCGGCGTTAACTTTACCACCATCAGCGTACTGGGTGAAATCGGTGTCATCCCTGCGAGCCTTACGTTTCGCATTAGGCATTTTGCTGGGGTTTATTGCCCCCATACCCCGGGACGCCATCATGATTACACCATTTTTCCGCGAGTCTTACCTTTGGAACAGCAACCATCAGCAGCTTTAACGTAGCCGCCTTTAGCCTTGTTCTCGGTGGTCAAAGACTTGTTATAGTCGGCTTCGTTTCTGGCGGTGTCTTTAGCTTCTTTAGCTTCATTCATAGCCGCTTGTTTGCTTTCCGAATAGACCATATCATTCAAAGACCCGGGCTCGCGCCTAGGTTTGTATTTTTTCATGCCAGCGGCAGTTGAACTTGCACCCATGATGTGCTCCTTAAATTAGCACTTACCGCCGTAAGCCATGGTCTTACCGCCCTTTTTCATGCCCAAGGGCTTGGAACCGGACATCTTGACCATAGTGCCTTTGGTTTTACCTTTAGCGGCCAAACCGTCACGGCTAGGAGCCGCTGTGCGCACTGCGCCCATTTTTGCTGTAGTGATACCGTTACCGGCGCTACCGCCTTTTGCCATTTTTTTCATTTCAGACTCCTCATGTTTAATCATTGATTTAGGTGCGCCAGCTTTTTTCATGAAGCCAACTTCTTTTTTTGTCATCGCCTTAGACTCTGCCATACCGCCGCCTTTCATAATAGACATCTTGCCATGAAGTGTCTTTGGTTTGTTAACTTTTTGAAGGTCGGGGCGGGATGTATTTGTATCCTTACCGAACTTCATACCCTTGCTCTTTTCACTGAACTCTTTAGCAACAGGTACTGGAACACCCGCAGCTTTTGCAAACTTCGGGTTGTGTGCAGCGGCATCCATGAACCGCTTTTGTTTTTCACTCGTCGCTGGCATTTGAAACCTTTTTACGATTGGTCAACTCGCGCACAGTATCAGACTCCCAGATACGAAGACCTAGGTATACGATCGTAAACAAAGAAGCCAAAGGTGGAAGCCATGTAACCATAACGCCAACAGTTGTTAAGACTGCTGCGCCATCTGCAACTGCTTTAGCTGTGTCGTGTTGAGTCATATCAGCACTTCCATGCTCTAAGTGATTTGTTTATGCGTGAGTCTGGGTCTTTGGCGGTTTTGGGGGATGTCAATTTCTTTTTCATCCCTTCCATCCTCGCACAAAAAGAGTCGCGCCGGGAGCCGCCTTCTGGCTGGGGAGGTTTCAAGTTCATGCCTTGCTTTTTCGCGGAGGCTCGTCCCTTGGCGTTCAAGCCGCCTTTGGGATTCTTGCCTTCCTTCCTCTGCCATGCTGCGCTCTTAGCCATAGAACACCGTGACTTTCGCCGCTGCGGGTAAAGTTACATGAATGTCTGTGTTAAACAAAATGCCTTGTCCGGGAATAGGCAGTCCAATTGGTTGAGTGCCCGTACCAATATTAAAACGCAAACGGATAGTGCCCGAAGCGCCACCGTCACGGAAAATAATATCTCCTGCTGTACCCCCAGAAATACACTGATAACCTTTAAGGCGAGTACGCGCCGACACCATAGTGCCTGTAGCTTCTGTGTGCGCCGATAAAACGTCTGTTTGCATCGTCATAATCAATCTCCTTTAAAAACGGGGCCGAAGCCCCTTGGGTTGATTAGGCAGTACGGGTAAACACGTACGCTGTTGCGCTTGAGAACATGATGGTGAAACGGGCAAGGCCGGTAACGCCAGAGGCCACTGTCAGGTCACCAAAACTACCGGGAGTGTCGGCAGCCGCAGTAGACAAAATACCATTGGTTGCAACAGCAATAGTCACTGTGCTTGCGCCACCAGTATTGTCAATGTACAAATCTAACACAGTGCCTTTAGCCGCACCGATAGCCGCGCCCAGCAACGTGCCTGTTGGCAATGTGATGGTTGTAGGAGAGGCTGATGTAGAAGTGATGTAGCCTGTTGCAACTTCAGCTGCGGTGGCAGTTGCGGTCGCGTTGATTGCGGCTGTAGTGGGGTGGTTTTGATCGGTAAAAACCAGATTTGTGGCCGTTACATTTGTAGCAGCCAGAGTAGTCACGCTGGTAGCTGCGCCGAATGTTGCGTTAACAGTAACAACACCAGTGGTGGCGTTGATAGAGATGTCTTGAAAGCCGTTCTGCGAGCGAACTGGGCCGTTAAACGTGGTATTTGCCATGATTATTCCTTACATGCAAGTTGTGGTGTTCTATCTGCATGTCGTCAGCCGGGACTGTAAGAACACCGGAAAAGCCCGGAATGAAGTCAATATACACGAAAAGAAAAGGGGGCACAAGGCCCCCTCTTCGTTTTTATCAGGTAGAACCTGAAGAACCCCACATACCGAGAGGATCAGACCAGCCGAAGCTATAACGCTCACGAGCTTTATAGCGAACGTTACCTGTGTCGAAGTCGCCGTCCATGCTGTTTTGCAGCGGTGTACGAACGAAGTGCTTCAGACCGTTAGGCACGTCTGTGGTCAAGAACCAAGCGTTAGTGTCGGTCAAGAAGTGATTGACAGTGTAGCCTTCAGGGATAGCGCCCATCTGCTTGATAGCATTGATGTCGTTATCGGCTGTAGCAACACGCAACTCAGTGTCCAACAGGCGCTTGGCCGTGAACATCAAAGCTGGGGGAACAATCAACTTCTTGGGCTTAGCAGCGATCAGCAAACCACGCTCGTCTGTCCAAGCAGCGATCTGAATAACGGCGGCTTCCAAAGAAGTCTCGTTCAAATCAACTTGGGTGCCGGGTGTGTTGCTGTTAGTGCCACCAGAGATCAGGGGGTGCGAAGCACTGAACAAAGCCACGCCGTCGCCACCGGGATAGGTAGCAGAGAAGCCGTTGTTCAAGACTGCAGCAGCCTTAACCTGTTTTGTGTAAGCCATAGCACGAGCCAATGACTTGGTGTAACGAGCAGATAAGCTGTCGTACAAGTTATCTTCAATCGCTTCTTCAGTGATTGAGAAACCCAAGGCGATGGTTTCGTGTGTATAGCGTGTAGACCAAGCTTCTTGCGCATTGTCATAAGCAATGGCAGAGCCCTCGTTCTTCACCGGAGCGGCGGAGAATCCAGACAGTTTGGTCTCTTCTTCGAAGGAACGCTCAGAGGTCTCTGTTTCGTAGATCTCTTTGTGTTCTTCGCCGTAACGAGCATACTCCATACCGAACAAAGCGTTCAGACCGGGGAGCAACTCTTTCAGCAGTTGTGCGCGTGAAATAGCCATGATTCAGCTCCTTGATTAAACGCCAAGCGGATTGAGATACTGATGACCGCCAGCCCACGTAATCGTGTTCGGAGTGCCTTCAGCGAGGGTAAAGTAAGCTGCGTTCCATTTGACGATCAGCTCGCAGAAGTTGCCAGATGAATTGGCAGTATCAGGAACAACGTCAATAATACGGATAGGCAACGAAGGTGTAACTGTAGCGCCGTCTGTGTAGACGCCGATAGCAGAGTCACCAGTGAAGGTACTACCAGTATTTTGGACCAACTGAGCGTTACCGCCAATGACGGTGCGACCCAAGAACGCGGGTGTCAAGCCGTTACCATCTTCAGTAGCGCCAGCAACCAACACAACTTTGAACAGCTGGTCAGGATCATCTGCTACGTAAGCAGTAATCTGAGTGCCAGTTGGCGCAGTAGTGCCAGAGGGGAAGTACTGAGAGAAGATCACTTGACCTTGAGCGTTAACATAGGAACAACCCATGAACACACCGCAAGGTGTGGCCGTAGATTCGCCTACATCTTTAGCAACAGTGCCACCGGCAATAATCTTCACCACATCACCGTAGAAGATAGCAGGGGTTGTACCGCTAGCAATTACGTATTGGCGAGTTTGACCGGCGTACACCTGACCACCGATCAAATTGATCGGCTTAAGACCGTATGGACGGTCGATGGTGGGATAAGCCATTTAAGACTCCTAAAATTTAAGAACCAGAACCGAAAGAGACCTTGGTTTTCTTTTCTGAGAAAAGGGGCATCCGAGGATCACTTTCACGAAGGAAATTGTTGTCTACTGAGTCCATCTGAGCTTTGTTTTGGTTGGAGTAATACGCCATCCGTTGTTTCAAAAACTCATCAGGGATGCGGCAGAGCAACAAACCGCCCACTTCAATGTTGCCTTTAAAGCGACCTTCCGTGGTAGCGTGCATCATGAGTTCGGGATAATCTTCTGCTTTGCAGGGTTCATATCCTTCACGTAACTTCGAAGAAATGTTGCTTGGATCAGCAGTGCCCATAGTGCTAGTGCGCACCCAACGGTGCTTCCAACCCGGACGTTCATCTGGGCTGGGCAGTACTTCAGGAGGACGCCACGCTTCAGGGCGTTGCATCACTTGACGAGAGTCCAGCTCACGAGCTAAACGGTTTTGTGTCTTTCCAGACGTTAATACTTGATCCATTATTCACCTCTTTTTAGTTGAGCAACCTGTTTAGCGTATTCTTCCAAAGGAACCCCAAGACGGCGAGCGATCGCTGCTTCGGATTGCTTCAGCCTAATACGATTAGGCGGAGTGCTACGTGAGGCCGGAGCCACAACAGTAGCGGGTTTAGTTGCACGGCGCGGAGGTTCATCCTCGTAAGCCGGTTCCGATACCTTTTTCGAAGGAGTATCATCTTCATCGCTCTGAGTATCTTCAAAATACTCAGGAAATCTTCGGCGCATTGTAGCGTCTACTCGTTTGTAATACTCATCAGAGCCTACAAGGTTTTCGCCCAATTCCCTAGTCAGCTTTTGATGCAACCCGAGGGCGGATGCTGTCATTTCAGGATCGGTGCCAAACCAAGTATTTTTGCTCATCCAACGCTCATCACGCTGAGACACTTTTGGTTGATTTGTATCACTTTGTGGTATTTGTACATCTTTTTCTTGAGTTTGTAAAGGCCTCATTCGTTTGGCCTTGTCAAGATTCATAGTTGCACGTGAAACTTCTGCCTGTGCTTCTACGACCGCATCAGAATCTCCAGACTCGTAAGCCTCTTTGTATCTCTTCTTAGCGTTCTCAAATTCCATCTCGGCAGATGATTTTGCCTTCTCAATGTATGCCTTTGAGCCAGACTGCACTTGCTGTTGTAGTTTGCGGTTTTGTTCCCACAATTGCTTGGCAAGTGTTTCCGCAGCCTCGCGCTCGCGCAGTGCTTCTTCTTTAGCTCTACGCTCGTCGTGATAGCCACGTGTAAATTTCTTAATCCGCTGCTGAACCTTCTCGTCGTACGAGGACAACTCGTCTTCTGTTGGGTCTTCAGGAGGGGTGTCATCGGGCTTGCGGCCACGATCTTTTCTAGGGGTGTCGTCTTCGATTTCTACCTCAAAACCGTCGTCTTCATCCTTTGTATCTACGGGTTTACCCTTAGCTTCTTTTTCGTCGGGAAACTCGAAGTCTTCGCCTTTGTACTCTGTTTGTGCCATGCGTTATCTCCTTATGCTGCACGTGTAATGCCACGGGGGTCTTCCACGACTGCCTCAACCGAGTCATCATTGATGACGCGGAATTCGCGGCCATGAATCTTCAGACGGGTGCCTGAATTTGGTCGGACGATGATGAAATCACCCTCCTTGCAACTCGGTCCACTGGGGAAACGAGCGGTGTCTTTGTAGCAGTCAGGTCCAAGCTTGACGACAAACAAGACAGGTGTGAGTACCTCTTCAAAGTGCATAGACTGGCTAGACTTGATGATGCCAACTTCACTATCTGCATACTCTTGCATAGCCTCGGGGACTACACAAAGTAGATGAAATGTTTTAGGGTCAGGCAACTGCTTAGCCTTGTCTTCAGATGGCTTATTTAAAATGCCAGACAAGTCGACCGCAGCGACGTCAAATTCAGTCATCAGATTTCTCCAATCTTTGCACGAGCTCATTAATGATGTTTTCTGCAAGGTTGAGACCTCGGATTACCCCGCAGACACTGCGATAGTCTTCTATATTGTCGGCTCTACCCGCTGCAACATAGGCTTCTCGCTCTTGTCTATATTTTTCAATTTCCTTGGCCACGTGTGCCAATAGTTTGTAGTCGTTCAACATTACCCCTTTTTAGGTTTTTGAGATGCTCTTTGTGCAGATTGGACTGCCATCTGAGCGCGGTGCTTGGCGATTTCAGCGCCAATTTTGGTACCCTCCATAAGCTGTTGCTTTTCGAGTTTGTCCTTTGCAGCGGCAGCTGTTGCACCAACTTGCATTGCCGCGATTTCTTTTTGGGCTGCGATGCGAGACTCTTCGATACGAAGCTGATCCGCTTTGGTCGCTGCCTCCATAGCCTGTTTTTGTTGTTTGAGTTGAAGCTCTTGCATCTTGATCTGCAACTCCTGCTGCTGCATCTGCACAATTGGGTCCTGTGCCTGCTGCTGCGCTTGCTGCTGCGCAGCCTGTGCTTGAGCGTTTTGTGTGATCTGCATGGACGCCTGCGCGGAGAGCTGTGCGACTTGCGCTGCAACTTCTGGAGCCATGTTCTTGCCTTGTTCTTCAGTAGGCAACAAGAGACCAACAGCTTGCTCAACTTCTCTACGATACGCAAATCCTAAGTGCTCGTTGATGTGCGCCATCATTGCAGCCACGATTGCCTGACCTTGTGGAGTCTGCTGAATGAGACCCATGATCTTGGGGTTCTGCAGCATAGAAGTGTGAGTGGCAATATGCGCCTCGTGTTCTTGCTCAATGAACGCCTTCATAGGTTTGCCAGTCAAGCAATTCTGGTTCTCTTGCACTGGGTCTGTCGGTGTTTGATCGTCCTCAATCGGCACCAACTTAGCAGCGTTCTTAATGCCCAACACCTCGATCATTTGACGGTGTAAAAGTGGCAAGTCATACAGCTGTGGTGCTGTCTGTGCAAGCTGAAGTGCAGCTTGGTACTGAACAATCTTCTGCGCCATCGTTGCAGCGTTTGGATCGCTCACAGGGATCACAGCAACCATGTCGTAGTCAGACTTCTTCGCTTTGCGTGAACCTTCGATTGGCTCGTAGTCGTAGTCTTCTGGTGTGTAGTCTGCAATGATTGCTTTTAAGAGACGGAACTCTTGACGCATCGAGTAGTGCATACGCGCTTGCACAGCGCCCATCACCTTCAACGTTCTCTCAAGAATCGCCAGTGTTGTGCCCACGGGTGCTTGCGCACTCATGTCGCTGACGTTCATGTCTCCTGCGGACGCAAACTGCCTACCCTCTTGCACAATGTTCTGGAACAGAGCGAAGAGAACTTGACTGGGTTCTTTGTACGGCAGAGGCAAGATATTGTCTCTAATGGAACCGCTTGGTACGTCGACATCACGAAACTCGCCCGGTGCAATAGGGGTGTCGTCGCCCTTGATTCGCAAGCCTCTTGACTTGAGTCCACCCGGTAGATTGGATAACGTACCTGCATCAACGAGCTGCCTGATGAGCATGGTCGCGCTCTTCGCATATCCGCCGATAAGGTGAATGAGACCATATCCATAGAAGCCAAACCCCGGAATGTATTGGTAGTGAACAAAGTGCTGGCGCTTAAGGTGCAGTGCATCGCCTTCGTACCAATTGCGGCGGATGGCCAATACTTTCTGCGTGCCCTTCTCAACAGTCACAACATAAGGCAGCGCGATACCTGTCTTCTCGCCATCTTTGTCTTTGTGCTCGTAGCCTTCTAAGTCAAGATCAACGTGCATCTCAAGGATACGAAAGCGCTCATCCTGCAGTGCTGACATGCCCATCTCTTCAGCTTTTTGCTTCTCAATATCATCAAGCTCGTACGACGGATCACCCAAGTCCACATCACTGTAGAACCCAGCTTCTTGCAGCTTCAAAACTTCATTCTCTGTCTTGCGCATCACGTGAGTTACACGCTCTGAAGATTCAAGACTTACTGCGCCGTAGGGCACAACGATGTCTTCCGCAGGGATAAACATCGCAATCTGACGCCCTTTGCTTGGGTCGTAGTACACCTTCTTGAACGCTGATCCTGCGAGGGGCAAGTTCCACAACAGCTTCTCATGCTCAGGGCGATACTCCTGCATCACTTCAGTCAGCTGGTAGTTCATATCCTCGCGCACGCGAGTAGAGGCTTCTTCTTTCTCAGGTGTATCTTTACCAAGAATCTGCGTCTTAACTGGACCCGCTGCTGGGAACGTCTCCATGATCCCCTCGCTCTGGAATCTTACAACAGACTCAGTGAGCATCGGGTGGAACACACCACACGCACCTGCCCACGGCTCTGTCCTGTCCTCATACTTCAAGCCCAACAGCTTTAAGCCATCAACATAGGTTTGTATCCAATCTCTGCGGTCACCGATGTCTTTAGTGAAGTCATCAACCAACTCTTTACCCAAAGAGTCCAGCACGCTGTCTTTTACGTAGTCGGCAAGATTGGCATCAAAGTCTTCGCCACCTGTCTCGTCATCACGGGGGATGAGATCAATCTCAATGTCACCCATACCAATACGAACTGCTTCGGGGTCTTCAATCTCAATCTCAATGGGAGGCATACCCTCTTCATCTTCTTCGATGCCCATAGGTGCTGCGTACAAACCTTTGTCAATTGAACTCGTTGCCATAATAAATCCTTACACTGTGTAGAACCGCTCGCGGCGGTGGCTCTTAAACCATTGAATCTCTTCAGGCTCATCAGTCGGAAGACGGAGGAACCCACCCTGACGAAAGCGCATTAGCGCTAAAGTTGTTGCGTCAACCAAGTCATCGTGCTCGCCTGATGGGAATGCTGCAACTTCGTCTACTAACTCTTCTGCCCAGCGGGTTCGAGGAACCCACACTTTTCCAGATGCGATGATATCGCTAACGGAGTTTAAGCGGGCAATTTTGTCTTGTCCCTTGCTTGGCGTGTACTCCTGCACAGGTATACCCATCGCTCTGAGATCGTAAATTAACGGCGCACCAGACGCCTTCTTTTCTACTATTAATGAGTCGGGGTCATACTCGTTATACTCTCTAAGCACGTCTCGTTTAAGCTCTGGAAATTCAACACGTTTTTTGTATGTATTGAGCAAGATAATGTTAGGCGCAAAGTTATCTTCTTCACAAGAAAAGATACCCCAAGTTGTCCCTGCTGAATAGTCAGCACGTTGATTTTTTTCAAAGGCTGTATCCCATGATTGGAGAATAAATTCACAAGCAGGAGGATCATCTTTTTCCCACCATTTCCACCAGTCACGTTTAATAATAGCGCTCTCATTACCGACGGGATTCTGCTGATACTGCGCCTGCCATTTGGCGTTAGGCAATTCTTCACGTAAAGCTTCAAGTTCTTCTTTACTCCAGAACTGTGGCCATAAGGGGTTGCCCGAAGGGAGAATTGCAGGGAATTCAATTACTTCCCACTCTTCTCCGCTACGCTGCACAGCTGATTTAAGCACTTGCCCCGTCAAATCTCGCTGCGCCCAACGAGTCATCACAATAACAATTGATCCCCCCGGTTGCAGGCGCTGGCGCGGGCCTGACGTATACCACTCATACACCTTGTCATAGACTTCTGGGTTGCTGGCCGCCATTGCAGCCTCTTGTTCTGAGTGCGGGTCGTCAATAATTAGGATATCCGCGCCCTTACCGGTCACAGCACCACCTACACCGATCGCAAAATAGTCGCCACCCTTGTTGGTATTCCATCTACCAGCCGCTTTTGAATCCGCTTGCAGCCCAACACCCGGAAATATCTCTGTATATACGTCCTGATCGACTAAATTTCGCACTTTTCGACCAAAACCCACAGCTAATTCAGCCGTATGGCTGGTCTGAATGACTTTTTTCTCTGGAAAGTTGCCTAAAAACCACGCTGGCAGCAAATATGAGGCAAATTCTGACTTTGTATGGCGCGGCGGCATATTAATAATGAGCCTTTTGCACTCCCCGCGAGCCACTCGCTCAAATGCCTTGGCCATTCTCTTGTGATGCGAGCCTTCAATGAAGTGCGGCCACACTTTTTTTACAAAAGCCATGAAAGAACCCCTAGCCTCCTCCCTTTCAGCAAGAATCTCCTGTTCATCTAACGATACGATGAGGTCGCGGAGCTGTGCTTCAGGAAGATTTGGCAGAATTTTCAGTAAGTTCTGTAATTTCTGATGATCCATCTTTTACTTTATTAACTTCAAGCTGGGCTAACTCGTCATCGTCGTCGATGCCAAGGTCTTTCTTTGTATCCTTGGGGGTTACATCTGTAATACCTATAGATAGCAGGCGGTTAATCTTCTGTTCAATGACCTGTTGAAGATCACTGGATGAACGGTGTGTAATAGTGATTTCAGATTTTTCGGTAAACGCACCGATGTCTGACATCTTTCCGATAAGTTCTAAGGCACGAAGTTCTGACTTGGTGTCCCCACAGGTGCTTAGCTCTAGCAGCCTGTTCATAATATATGTACGCGCCTGCGTTGCGTCGACCACCACGCGGTGGTCATACTCTGTTAGCAAAGCTGCTAGCTTAAGGGCTACGTTACCCTGATAGAGAGCCGGTGGATTTGACTTCTCCTTATCCTGACCATTTTGTTTTTTCTTCTTATCTACCTGCGCAAAAAGTTTACGCGCCGCCTCTTCGTCGTCTTCCGTCATTTCAAACGGCATGCCGAGCTCAGACATTAGCGCTGCTGTCGCAGCAGCAACTCGTGCATTTTCTTGGAGGGACTCGCCTACCTCCTCTGCTAACGAGGTGGGAACTGGATGTTCATTTGATGGCGAAATATTAAAGGTCATAAGCACCGAAAAGTTATCGGGAAGTGTTGGGCACGCGGCGTCCCCTAACAAGCCGACTGTAACAGATTTCAAAATTTTTGCAAAAATATTTTTTGGCTGTCTTGATACTCTAATACCGGGGGGTGATTCTTAAGTCCCCCGGGCTTACGCGTTCTGTAGAAAAACGAAGGGGGGTGGGGGGTAAAAATGAAACAGCAACATCGTTTGTGCGACACAGAGTGTAGCTGCGTTGGGAGTCCCATGCTGTGAATTTGGGGGGTGGGGGTGATGGGATAGCTCAACAATTATAAAGTGACTGGGTCACTGGGGCGCACAAAACAAAAAAGCCCCCAGTCATTACAACTGGGGGCTCGATATAGATATATAGCTCTATAAGGGGTAATTGTCTTGATAGATATCTAGGAACAATTCCCTATGTTCTCGATAACTGGGACATAACCATTCGTAGTCCCAGTCATTGCAAGCAAAGATCATTCGCTCGTCGTACATAGATCAGTCTTCGATCGTGTATTCGATATCGGTGTTCTCATCCAGTAACTGGACGACCGCATATAGCTTCTCTATATCAGTGCACTTAGAAGCAAGCTCTTTCACTTCGGCTCGGGCGGCTTTGAGCTCTTCTCCGAGAGCTTTGTTCTCTTCGCTCGTCTTTGCCCTGATAACCTTCTCAAGCTCTTTCTGGGTCTTCTTGAGCTCTTTGTCCTCGGGCTTGTCTGCGAGCTTCTTGTAGTTCTTAGCCAACTGGTCGCGGAGCTCCCATGCGCTTTGATCTTCGTACTTCTCGAGCAAAGCCTCTTGAGCTTTCTCTCTTTGCTCTGACTTCTTCACCGCCGCCGCTCCAGTGCTTTTTGGTTTTGTCATACCATAAAGCTCGTCCAGCAACTTCGCAAATTCCTTCCATGCTTTGTCACTGGCGTTCGCGGTAAGGTCGGGGTTTTGGTGAGCGTGACCGTCAACCCACTGGACACGATAAGCTTCCCATTCTTCGTAGCTTGGAGAAGCTCCGAGAGTTTGAGCGGCAGAAGTAACGACCTCTACGCGCTCGAGCTTGTTGCGAGCGAAGCGTGAACCCTGCTCGTATGCTTGGGTTTCGCGGTCGAATGATAGAGCTTTAATCGCTCCGGCTACTGTAGACAATTCAGTCATGGTATCTCCCTTAGTTGACTGGGTTCCCTTGTAAGCCTATCTTACAAGGAAGTTGTATCTTACCACACTTTGTAGCGTTTTACAATTTATTTATACTAGGATAAACCCTTGTTGTTTTTAGGGGACAAATTGACTGGGTTTCTATTTGTCCAGTAAGTTGAAAGACATTTTTTAGTAGGGAACGGTCATTTCAACGCGATAGCCAAAAAAACCCCGATTGTTAGTCGGGGTCGGCTTGATGACTGGTTAGTCGGAAATTGTCTCGGCCTGTATGTCGTGGTCAGGGTTCATCATTTCGTGAGCTAATGCCAGCCGGTCTAGGTCGTCGCATTTGCGTACCCAAGTAATAAGTTCATCCCTTAGTGCCTTAAGTTCCTCCCGCTGTCCCTCGGCCTCTTGCTTGATGCGTAGTGAGACGGCCTTTTCAAGTTCGCGCAGGATTGCGGATTTCTTGGTTGGGTTCTTGGCCTGTGCTTGATACTCATTACTCAGCAAGTCCTTAAGTACTCGGGTGGTTGTGCCAGCGTATCTTGCTTCTAGTGCATCCTGTTTGGCTTTGCGTTCCTCGGCCTTTTTCAATGCGGCCTCAGTCTGGGCTTTGGGGGCTTCGAGTCCATAGGTGTCTAGCAAGCGGCCTTTAAAGCGTTTAAATGCTTGGTCGGCTGAGTTGCCCTTGGCCTGTGGTTTGGTACGCACATACGCATTGATGAATTCAAGGCGGCAAGAATTCCAGATATCGTATGTCGGTTCTGCCCCTACTGACTTAGCAAACAGTTCTAGTGCTTGACCAGCGTCTATTTCCGATTGAGCAAACAGTTCACCAGATTGCTTGGCAAGTTCGGCTTGAGTTGCGTCAATAGCTTGGGCTACTTTATTAAGTTCCATGATTTTCCTTAGGTTAGTGGATACTGACATAATGACCCATCGTCAAAATGTCCCTACCTTAATAGCACAAACCAGTCATTTTGCTCCCCGTACAAACCCTATATGTAGGGCAAAGGACAAAGGGCATGGAGAACGGTCACTTCAACGCGATAGCCTAATGTTCTAAAAACGGCTTTTTTCGAACATTGCAGAACATTGTAAGTCCTTGATTTATAAGGAATGTTCTATATTGTTCCAAATGTTCCGAGGTTTTTTGAAAAAATCGATTTTTCAGTTTTTGCAGATCGGCAAGGCTCTCCGGCAAGTGCAAATCTCAGGGGGGCGGTACTATTATTATTTTAGAACATTATAGAACATTCAGAACATTACATAACTTAAAACAAAAAACATTAGTAAAAACAACAACTTACGAGCGTTTCACAATGTTCGAATTTTTCCTTCTAATGTTCGAATTTTTCCATTTTTAGAACATTACCCTCAAAACCCTAAATACAGGCCAAATCCAAGACACTCTGCTACGCCACGATACACTTACTTGACAAAGTATAGTATTTGTGTTATACTTGGGCTCTGCCCAACGGCAGGGGGATGCCCATGCGCCACTACCGCCAAGCATCTTCAGCGACATTCTGACACTTGGTCATTTTGTCTTTCTTTATCACTTTGGAGGTTCTTATGACTATTCGCACAACCATTCGCATAGGCCTGCATACCACAGAGCGTGGTTTCTTGCTATCAAGATACCGCTGTATTCTTTCCGGTATGCATGGCGTTCAAACCGACGAGGAAGCAATCGACTACGTTCGTAGACGGATAGCAAGTGACCGCACTATTGGCGGTTACGACCTGATCGGTTGCATCGACAACAACGACTACTTAATTGAAAGAGAGGTGATCGCATGACCAACGGCTACTGCACAACTGCCGGATGCACTAATGGCATCGGTAGGAAACGCGCTCAGTATGGGCATCTCGTGTGCAAAGCGTGTGGGGAACTCAATGCTAGAGAAGCAAGACTCGGTTGGTGCGTGGCTATCCCCTACTCCAAGGGTGCATACCAACTAATCACCGACTCTGCCGATTTGTGCAATACCAATCCGAAACAAACGAAGGGGATGAAATGAACGACACAGATTTTGAACTGCTCGACTTTTTGCTTGAGTGCGTGTTTATGGACAGGCGTGAGGCTTGTGAGAGCGCGTTTGTCGCAGGGGCGTTGGGCTATTTGGTTTACAAATACAAAGACGAATTTTATGAGGCCATCGAAATTATCAAGAAAGAGAGAGCAATCAATGATCGAATTTAGCTTTATCGAACTCGGCCTACTAATCTGGGCCATCTTAGCTACGGCTTTCTACTTGGATAGCAAGCGTGAGATACGCATGGCTAAACATTTCATCAGTCATATTCTTGACGATGACCAAGAGCGTGACCGCATTGTGAGCGAGTACAAAGCGGCACGGAGTGAAGTAAAAAGTAACACGAGGTATATGTAATGAATCACGAAACACAATCGGATATGGATTTGCCTTTTAGGAAATACAAAGCAGTCGCTACCCCTGACGGGTACATGGCTGAGTGCTTGTATGGCGAGAACGAGCGTGGCTACCTTTGCGACAGCAACGGCAATCGCGTATTTGCTACTCATGCATTGGCTGAGATCGCAATCATTAAACACATGATGGTCGAATACTTTTCGGGAGAAAACAAATGAGCAAGATAAACGGCTTTGAGTATCACCGACTGGTCAAACTGGTGCGGTGCATCGAGGTTGACTTACGCAACTTTCTTGCGAACCCTGCCGAGTACCGGTCCGAGTACTTTGAGGACACTCACTATGTAGCTATGGAAGTGCTAGATATATTGGGCGCGGAACCATCGGAGGTAAAAGAAACTGAATCCGAAATCAGTTGGGAAGAAGCATGGGGCGAAGCAATCGCCAAGCACGATGACGAAGAACACGCACGCGAGCTGGAGAACTTTGACCCCATCTCAATAGCAGAGCAGAGAGAAGCGACAAAGTGACCAACAGTCATATTGTCTTTAATTGTGTTGGTTGTTTTTAATTTATCAGGAGAATCAAAATGGAAGTACGCATGAACACCGAAGTTACCTTGAAAGAAGCAATGGAACTTATCCTTGCAGTAGGTAATATGAACTCAATCCACTTAGTGGGCGAGCCCGGAATTGGCAAAACTGCTATGTTTGAAAGCGTAGTAGAGAGAACTGGTTATCGTGGCGTTTACATCGATGTACCTAACACCGAGCTTGGTGATCTTGGTATCCCAATGCCGAATCACGAAACCAAAACAACTAGCTTGTATCTGAACGACCATTGGGGTTTTCACAAAGACGAGCCGCTTGTTATTTTCTGTGATGAGTTTACCAAGCCCTCATCTATGGCTGTGCAGAATATGCTACACCCACTATTAAACGAACGGCGGATCGGTGGTTGCAAGTTGCATCGGGATAGCATCGTAGTGACTGCCGGTAACAATACGACCGACGGCGTTGGCGATATGTTGAAGGCTCACTCTATCAGCCGTATGACAATTACGCCTATCAAGAAACCCCATGCCGGATTCAAAGCCGACGGGTCTGTCGATGAAGATTCATGGGGTTATTGGGCATTGAATAGTGGCAAGATTCAGCCTGAGGTGGTCGCATGGATTAAGGCGTATCCCCACGCGCTTGCGTCTTACAAAGATGCTAGCCAAGCAGATAACCCATATATCTTTAACCCAAAGACTCCGCAGAAGTCCTATGTTTGCCCACGCTCATTGCAACGTGCAAGCAACATCATCGGCTCACGCAACAGCATTACGCGCAACGCTCTCATTACTGGCTTAACAGGAACGATAGGCGAATCAGCCGCGCGTGACATGGTTGCGTATGTAGAAGTTGCCGACTCACTCCCAACATGGGAAGAAGTTATCAACGACCCCAAGGGTTGCAAATTACCGAGCTCACCTGCTGCTCTTAACATTATGGCTTTTGGTGCTATGCAACGGATTGACCGCGCGACTATTGGTAAATGGTTTGAGTACTTGAAGCGCACCCCCAAAGAGTTGCAATCAGTATTCTGCTTGACCACTAGCAAGAACCCTGAGAAGAAACAAATCCTTATGACAAGCGGCTCGTTCGTCACATGGATGCGTGAGAACCAATACTTATTCTGATACTAAGAAAGGAAACATCATGCCTAACATGATTTTAGATCGTATGCCTGAGGGCGATTGGGACAAGATCGAAGCGGCATCGGATGCCATCGGTCAACTCTTGGAAGGTTGTAGCTTCAATGTATCGATGCACTCGTTGCTTTATGTACTAGCGCATTGCGGTGTCCAAATGGAGGAAGACGGAATGAATCCTCGTCAGTTTGTCCATGCCGTAGTAGCAGAACTTCAGCAGAACATGAAGGACATAACCGAGATAAGAAAAGAAAGGGGAGAGGAATGACGCCCGAAGAAATTGAAAAGCATTTTGGTAAGGAAGCATTGGAGATGTTGTATGACTCCATTCTGCAGAACGCAGTCCATAACTTAGCCGACTGGATACTTTCGTACCATACCGAACAAGAGATCGGTGAGTGGATTAGAACTTTAAAAGAAGATGAGGAAGAAGAATGATGACTAAGTGGGAGAAGTTTGAGAGAGTGCTAATACTCATGGCACTTATTGTGTTAGTTCTTGATTTATTCTATTGGAGACCTTGATATGAAACTGACTGCAGAACAGCGCATTGAACGTGCGCACGTCAAACTCATGCAGAGCAAAAACTTTTGTTACTTTGCAGGGGTGTTTATGATCGGCAAGGTTGATGTTAGCGACACATTAAAAACCGCTAGCACCAACGGCAGAGATGTAACCTATGGTCGTGAGTTTGTTGATATCCTGACAGATAAACAACTTGCGTTTCTCGTTATCCACGAAGCGATGCACAAAGCCTATCGACACATGAGCGTATGGCAGAAGATCGCTAGGGAAGATCGCGCCTTGGCTAATGCGGCTATGGATTATGTTATTAACTTACAGATACGCGATGCCGACCCATACGAGGAAGAAGTCGCTATGCCACGCAAGCCTAATGGCGAATTGCTCGGTCTATACGATGAGAAGTATCGCGGACTCGACACGCATCAAGTTTACATGCTACTCAAGGAAGAAGGTGGTGGCGGTGGTGGTCCAGTCGGGCCAGATGAGGGTGAGGGTAATGGTAGTGAGCAAGGGAACGGTCTGGGTGGGGGTGGCTCGGGACAAAGTGACGAGGCGTCAGATGGTCTTGACGAACACGATTGGGATGG